GGGACATGGTACATATACTTTGGGAACTAATGGTTCTTCAGCACTGGTTGACGGTGATGGTACAGCCGTTACTGAAGGAGATTTAGCAGGTGGTTCAGCAATAGGTGGACCAGCAGGTAATGCTGAAGTTTTCGGTAATGCTGTTTACAAAACAGGTTCTACTACCGTATTTACAGAAGAAACTAAAGCAGGGTCTTCATCAGGTTCTGCTCAGATACTTGTAGGTGTAACAACCGCTGTATCATAACATATAAATAATGATAGAAAGGGAAGGAAACTTTCGTGCAGACTTCCCTTTCACTTTGGTCCATGTGTATGCATGGAGTAGCATTCCCGAAAGGGTTTAGGAGAAAAAAATGGCAGACAAAAAAATAACAGCATTAACTGACTTAGGAGATTCATTAGCTACCGCTGATTTATTTCATGTTGTAGATGACCCAAGTGGTACACCAGTCAATAAGAAGATAGCTGCTGAAGATGTTTTTAATAACATACCTTCATGGTTAGGTTTAAAACAAACTTCACAATCAGAAACAGCAGATGGTTCAACAACTATCGCAATTAATGTTACAACAGCAATAACAGAGATTAACGCTACATCGGCGCTAAGTGCCTGTTCATTAGCAGATGGTGCTGACGGTCAAGTAAAGACTATCATCAACACATCTACAAGTAACACTAATGTACTTACAATTACACCTAGTAATCTAAGAGGATATACAAATGTTCTTTTAAATGCACCTGGTGAAACAGTAACATTACTATTTAAAAATTCAAACTGGAACATTATAGCAGGTAACGGCTATACTACATCATAATTATATTATAGGAGTTAAATCATGGCGAAAACAATTGATGAAAAAGTATTAATGGAAGAGAGAAAAACTTTAGAAGATGATTATAAATCTACTGAAGAAAAAATAAAACTTATTGAAAAAGAACTGATAAATTTAAAGAGTAATCTTAATGCTATCTATGGGGCGGTTCAACAAGTGGACAAATTGATAGTTATGTCGAAAGAAGGTAACAAGTCAAAGTCAAGACAAGAGGCAGACAAGGCAAGTGAAGTCGCTTAAAAAACATATAGAAGAAGAAGATAACTTGAAAGAGTTTGAAGAGGATTTATTGGCGAAGGAAGAGAGCGCCGATGAATCTGAAATTAACGAGGAAGACAAATGAAAACTTTTAAACAACATATATCAGAAAGTGGTGTTAAAACAGCGGCTGCTGTTGGTACAACTGTTGATGGTAAATCTGTTGAAGACAGCCAAATAGGGGCTTTCAATGTACAAGATGAAGATGTTCTTAAAGTAGTTAATGGTTTTGTTGGTTCTATCGCAGAGGGTGAATACATCAACCCACAACATGCATTAGACAAACTAAATGAAAAACTATCTAGAGTAGGTCTACATTGTGATTGTACAATAGAGGGTGAAAATGGCACTAACACTTTTGATATGAAAAGGCATGGTGGCAGATTTGGTAAAGATACAGATGGTTCAGACATAAATGATGATGGTATTTCACATGTAAAAGAAGGTGGATTAAAACTGGAAGTTAAACATGAAAGAATATCAAATGGTACATTTAAAGTTTATGCAAAATTAATTTAATTTAATTAAGGTATATTATGGTTTTTGAAACAATTACGAATGATAATTGGTTGACTTATGCAATGAAAAGTTATGACAACCCTACACTTGAAAAAGATGTAGAGTTTAATGATGATTTAAAAAGGTTTAAGTATTTAAAAAGATTATTTCGTAAGTATGAATTGACAGGCAATATGAAAGTGAGATTGGCAGTTAATCACATTGTAGTATTACACAATGTTTTTAATACGGATACTGCTACTACTTTACTATTGTTTAAGATAGACCGAGTATATTGGCCTATCTTAAAGTCAATTTTGAGTTACTTAGACTATTTGTACCCGAATGAATTAGATGACATTGCTGAAGATGAAAAGATTACAAAGATGTTAGAGGAACTATAATGGCAAGTAGAGCTGTAGATTTATTAATAACATATAGAATAATGAAATTATTAGTAACACCTTTTGATAAACAAGAGGCGTTTAAGTATGGTATTATAGATAAACAAGGTAAAGTTTTAAAACCTTGGAGAACTCTTAAAGGTTCACAAGAAAAATCTTCATATACAATGCTTCATAGATTTGTTTTTAATCTAAAAAGAATTTTGCAGAAAGTAGGTTTAGGTGGTAAACTAGGAACTTTTGCTGTTGCACTTGCAACATTGATAAGAGAGAACAAAGAGTTTGAACCACATCAAAAACTTATAGAAAGTACAATAGTAAAGTATTTAAAAGAACAAAAACTTTACGAAGAACTTTTACAAGAAGAAGGACACATTATAGAATATGTACCTTTAGAAGATAAACCTGTTAATACATGTTTCGGTATTGACTGTTATCAAATAGGTAACACTATCGTAGAAGAAAAAGAATATGCCAAATCAAAAATATAAAGAATTTTTAACAAAGATTACTACTGAAGACATAGTAAATAAAATGTCAGAAGACAAACATACATGTCCTAAGTCAGTAGGTAATGTAGATTTAAATACAAAGAACAGAGACTTAACAACAAAGAAACATGGTTATGGTCCTCTTAATGTAGATGAACCTGGAGATTTCTGGGAAAAGATTGCGAAACAATGGGACACATCTACTAAGGCAGCTAAGATGTCTTTATGTGCAAACTGTATCGCATTTGATATTTCACCTAGAATGAAAGAGTGTATGCCTGGCGTTGCAAGTGATGGCGAAGGTGAACTAGGTTACTGTTGGATGCATGACTTTAAATGTCATAGTAAAAGAACTTGTAATACATGGGCAAAAGGTGGTGCTATAACAACAGATAAAATATCTTACGAGTGGCAAGATAGGTCAAGTCTAGAAGAAGACGCCCCAACTAATTCAGTATCAGCAGGTGGTGTAGATATGGCACCTAATGCTAGACACCCATTATCAAAGTCATACAATAAGTATAGAAAAGATAATGAAAAAGAAACATTAAAAAGAAAGAAAAAAATAGGTCAGATGGTCAAAGAAAATGATGACAACAATAATAACATTTTAAAAGGTGTTAATCAGACATTAGATTTATTAGAAGATAAGATAGATGAATTTTGTGGTATAGATAATACAATAGAATTTAAAGAAGAAAAAGAATACAAATCATTTAGTGAAAAATTTAAAGTAGGCAAATGAAAACATTTCAAGAACTAAAAGAATATCTAGGTGGATTTAGATTAGGTTCTTTTCCTACAATGAAACCTATGGCAAGTCTAGGTGATAAAGCACCCAATAGACCTGCTGGACAACAAAGTCTAGGTGTAGGTATCAATGCAGCTTATACATCACAAGCCGCAGGTACAATGAAACCTTTTTTAAAGGCACAGAATAATAAAGTGCTTAATAAAATAAAAGATAAGTACAACTTAACAAAAGACCAACTTGCAGATTTAACAAGATTACCTATGAGTACATTAACAAGTATTCTAAATTCTGCTGGTGCTCTTGCACAATATTTACCTATGGGTGAAGAAAAATGTTCAGAAGGTACAGAATTAGAAAAATATTTTGATAACATTGAAAAGGAGAAAAACAAATGATTGATAAAATAAAATCACTAGTAGATAGTCTTCTCATCAAACTAGGCTTAAAAAAAGCAAAAATTGAGAGAAAAAAGAAGATTAGAAGAAAAAAAATTACTAAATAATAGTAGATAAACAAGGAATAGACAATGAAGAAAGTTATATTTTCTTTATTATGTTTAGTTATGATACCACTTAGTGGTTTTGCAGATGACACAAATACACAGACTAATACCTCAGGTAGCAATACTAATATAACCGGTGGATATACAACCACGAATAACAATACTTATTCGGGTTCTGAAGCTGGTCAATCTACAAGTACAACTACAAACACTACAACTAATACTACCACAACAAATGGTACAGACACAAGAGTATCAGCTATGGCGTCAGCGCCAAGTATGTCAGCGTATTCACAAGATTTATGTTTAGTAGGTATCTCTGGTGGTGTTTCAACAATTGGTTTATCTTTATCTGGCGGCTCATATATGGTAGATGAGAATTGTGAGCGTATCAAACTTTCTAAAACACTTTCAGATTTAGGTATGAAGGTGGCCGCTGTGTCAATTCTTTGTCAAGATGAAAGAGTGTTCTTTGCAATGGAACAATCAGGCACACCATGTCCGTTTGAAGGTAAAATAGGTAAGGCAGCTTCAGACCAGTGGAAAAAATATGACAAGTTAAGACCTGATTATGAAATGTATACAAAGAGACTTTGGACTATCGAACAACAAAAGAAAGAAGCTAAAAAGAAACAAGAATTACAAGAGTGGAAAAATAAACTTGAAGTTAAAAAAGAAGTAGAAGGTGATACTTCTGAAACTGATGAACTTGCAGAAGAAATAAAGAAATTGCAAGAGACTATTGCTGAAGATAAAAAAAAAGTAACGAACAAGTAATCACTCCTGCTAAAATTATAGGGTTTATACTATTTGTATTTTTCTTAATTTAATATGAAAAAATTACTTTTATTATTATTAATATTATTACCTTACCGAGGTGTTGCCGATGTGGTATCATCAGGTAATGTAATACCACAACAATTCTTTAATAACAATCAACCACACAACGAGTGGACTTGCACAGACCCTACACACAATCACGGCAATAATATAGGTGCGATGGTAAATGGCGACCATTTAATGCACCCTGGCGTATCACTTGCAGATGATGTTAATATGACAGAGGCACAGATTCAAAATGGTTGGTCATCTACATTGGGTGCAGATATCTGGCATTGGAATACAGCAACATCAACTACAACAATGACACAAACAATTACAGATAGTGATGGTAATGTTACAACACAAATTAGAGATGTAGTTTTATCTACATGTGGTAGAACAAACTGTGGTACTTATGATACATTTACTGATACTCATGTACAAGGCGTTAATACAGCAACAGATTTTCAAATTGCAGTTAGATTTGACTTTGCAGAATCAACTCAAAGAACTTCACATTGGGCAGTAGATATAAAAAACCCAACACTAACTATTGATTATGAGGAAAATCCTGTACCACAAATTTCACAAGATACACTTACACAATTAGAAAATGTTGATACTCAAATTGAGGACGCTATTGACATGTTAGAGAATGAAGAAATAGGTGGTACAACATTTACACAGATGGTAGAAGACATTATTGTGGATAGTGGTTTAGATATGGAACTAACTATGGGTTTTGTAGAACCTGAAATGAATATGGAAGAACAGATGTATGTAGGCGAAACTTTATCTGTGGCCACATTAGAACAAACAATAGATGATGAAATGGCAGGTGTAATGGTATTAGAGGCACCCATAGAAATGGATGAACCAACAATGGACATGGATATGCCTGATATGGATATAGAAATGCCTGTTATGATAGACATGGATATGCCTAATATGGAAACACCATCATTCACAGAAATGACAGTAGAGGCATTTGAAGATATGTCTTCAGCATTTGCTGATATGTTTAACATGGACATGCCAGAAGATTTATCAACAGAGGCAGTTACAGAAATTATGGACGCTATGGTAGACATGGACATGCCAATAGAAATGCCAGAAGGCGCACCAATGATAGAAGAAGTTTATGAGGCACCTGATACAATGGTGTCAGAAGGTCCTATCATGGAAGAAACACCAGTTATGGAAGATAGACCAGTTATAGAAGAATCAACCAATGTAGAAACTCTAGAAGAAGCTCCGGTTGAAACTGTCGCAATGGCAGAACCGGAACCTGAAATGGAAACTCCACAGGCGATGGAAGAGGAGGTGGTCCAAGAAGATGAACCTGTCGCTATGGGTGAAGATGATAGTATGACATCTTCAGAACCTACAATGGAAGAAAATCAACCACAAAGAGAGGAGGTGCAATCATCAGAAAACGAAACTGTAACAACGGAAACAACAACAGAAACACCACAGGAGGAAAACACTAGTGCTACATCTGAACCAGAAACAGATACACAGTCTGAAGAAGTTAGTCAAGAAGGAGATACCAATCAAGAAACAGAAACGGTATCTGAGGAATCTTCAATGGATGAAAATACGCCATCAGAAAATACACCGACACAGGAGGGCGGTGAAGAAAGTGTTGTCGCAGAGGCAGACACAGACACAGAAGAGGTATCTGATACTACAACAACTGTAAGTGTTGAAGTACAAGAAATAGGAGATAAAGTAGCAAAGATAATTGCAAAAGTAAATGCAAACTTAAAGAAAGTAAGTGATAGGGTTAGGGCTGCACAATTAATCAGATTAAAAGGTATTCAAACAGATGGTCCTAATTTAAAAGTTTATGCAAGTAAATCGTTCTATCCTGATACAGGAATGAATGGTGTACCTAACCCAGACTTCTTTCAAGATATAAATATACTTGAACAGCAACAAATATATGCAGACGCCAAATTAGCGTACCGAGATAATGACCCAATTGCTGTAAAACAGTCTATACTAATAGATATAAATAATAAAAAGAACAAACTCTACCGAGAGTTACGAGATTTAAAGAGGTAATATATGTTTAAAAATATAGACATCAAATGGGTAGGTGCCGCTGTAGGATTAGTCCTTACAATAGGTGGTGGTTTTACTTGGTTTGGCGTAACAAACAATAAACTGGATGCTTTGTCTGGTGTAAAAACAACTGTAACAGAAAATAGTAAGAGAACTGAAATCAATCAAAAAGAAATTGAACTATTAAAATTGCAGATTAAAGAGATACAATTAAAATCAGGCAACCCACTTTCAAACTAATATGGCTCGAGATACTTTACAAAATCTCGCCATAGAGGTTGAGGGAATAAAAAAAGATATTAAGAATGGAGAACTAATTCACTCTAGACTTGATACTGCCATAGACAAACTTACAGATGTATCAACATCTATAAAACAAATGTTAGCTGTTCACGAACAGAAACTTTCCCAATCAGAAAAGACTGAAGAAATACTATTTGATAAAGTCAGAGAAAGGGGTGAAGAATTGGATATGGTATATAGAGATTTACAAAGAGATATAAATCAGGTCGAAAAAAGACTACTACTAGAAATGAAAACCTTAAAATCTTGCTTTGACGGAAGAGTATCTGTACTTGAAAAGTGGAGATGGTTAATTATTGGTGGTGCTCTTGCAATAGGATTCATACTGGCAAAAAACATGCCAAAAATCATCAATTCAGCAGGTTGGTTCTAAACTAACCACTCAACCAGACTTGACATATTGTGAGTATTCCTATATACTAACACAAGTGTTATGTCAAATTATATAGATTTAAAATATATCAATATTCTGTCTACCAGATTAGAGCAGTTTAAACAAAGAGGAAACAATCTGTTTAACTTCAGATGTCCTTACTGTGGTGATTCTCACAAAGATAAAACTAAAGCAAGAGGGTATTTGTATCCAGTAAAAAATGACATGTTCTATAAATGCCATAATTGTGGTATCGGCACAAACATGGCTAACTTTATTAAAGATAGAGACCAAAAATTATATTCAGAATATTGTTTTGAAAAATTTAAGAAACCTGCTAAGAAAGAAGAAATAGATTTCAAACCTAAGTTTGACAAAGTAATTGTATCACCAGATATAGGAACAAAGATTTCAGAATTAGATGATACACATCCTGCTAAAAAGTTTGTATTAGATAGAAAGATACCTGAAGACAAATTAGACTTATTATATTTTTGTGATAAGTTTATGACATTAGTAAATAAAGTTAAACCAGGTACATTCAAAAATACTAATAAAGATTATCCTAGATTGATAATACCTTTCTATGATGAATCAGGCAAGTTATTTGCATTTCAAGGTCGTGCTTTTGGCAATGAACAACCCAAATATATCACGATTAAGTTAGATGAGAGTAAACAAAAAATCTACGGATTAGAAAGAGTAAACTTTTTACAACCAATAAAAATAGTAGAAGGTCCTCTAGATAGTCTGTTTTTAGACAACTGTTTGGCAGCTGCAGGTGCAGACTTAAAAAATATAAAAAAATCTCTACCTGAAGAGCAAATAACTTATATATATGATAACGAACCGAGAAATCGGGAAATCATCAAACAAATGTATAGTGTAATCGACAAGGGTTACAACATAGTGGTATGGCCTGATGATTTAAAACAAAAAGATATTAATGATATGATTCTTTCAGACTTGACTTCTGAGCAGATATCTGATATCATTCAGAACAATACATTTAACGGTTTAGCTGCAACGGCTAAACTTGATTTTTATAAGAGAGTGCAAATATGACAGAACATAATATATATGTAATCAAGAGAAATGGGCGTGGTAAAGTTCCTCTTGACATTGAGAAAATACATGAGATGGTTGAACATGCATGTGAAGACATAACCGGAGTATCGGCTTCAGAAGTAGAGATGAATAGTGGTTTACAATTCCACGATGGTATATCAACACAAGAAATTCAACAAATACTAATTAAGTCAGCCGCAGATTTAATATCATTAGAAAAACCAAACTATCAATATGTGGCTGCTAGACTATTATTATTTGGTCTAAGAAAACAATTAAACAGAAAACTTTGGGACCACCCACACATACATGACCAAGTACAAAAGGGTATCAAGTTAGGTGTCTATGATAAAGATTTAGATAAGTGGTATGATAAAAGAGATTGGGATAGAATGGAACAATGGATTGTACATGAAAGAGATTATGATTTTACATATGCAGGTCTAAGACAAGTCATTGACAAATACTTAGTGCAAGATAGAAGTACAGGAGAGATATACGAAACGCCACAGTTTATGTATATGTTAATTGCAGCTACTGTATTTCATAATTATCCTAAATCAACAAGACTTACTTACATTAAAAAATATTATCGTGCAATTAGTAAACACTTAATAAACATTCCTACACCAGTTATGGCAGGTGTAAGAACACCACTTAAACAATATGCTTCATGTGTATTAGTAGATAGTGATGATACATTGCCATCTATTTTTACATCAGACATGGCGATAGGTAGATATGTTGCTCAAAGAGCAGGTATAGGTATCAATGCAGGTCGTATTAGAGGTATCAATTCTAGAATTAGAGGTGGTGAAGTACAACATACAGGCATTATTCCTTTCTTGAAAAAGTTTGAGGCAACAGTAAAATGTTGTACACAAAATGGTGTAAGAGGTGGTAGTGCGACTGTACACTTTCCAATATGGCACCAAGAAATAAAAGACATACTAGTTTTAAAAAATAATAAAGGTAGTGATGATAATAGAGTTAGAAAATTAGACTACTCAATACAACTATCTAAATTGTTCTATGAAAGATTTATTAAGAATGAAGACATAACTTTATTCTCTCCTCATGAAGTGCCTGAACTATATGAGAATTGGGGTACAGAAAAATTTGATGAAATATATTTAGCTGCAGAAAGAAAAACTTCAGTATATAAAGAGAAGATAAATGCACAAGAATTGTTTATGTCTATGTTAAAAGAAAGGGCAGAAACAGGTCGTATCTATATTATGAATATCGACCATTGCAATACTCACTCATCATTTAAAGATTTAGTCAGAATGTCTAACTTATGTCAAGAGATTACATTACCTACTGAACCATTACAGCACATTGATGGTGAGGGGGAAATTGCTCTTTGCATACTAAGTGCTATCAATGTGGGTAAACTAGTCTATTTTGATGACCTAGACACTCTATGCGACTTATCTGTGCGAGCTTTAGATGAGATAATTGACCATCAAGGATACCCTGTAAAGGCAGCTGAAGTCAGTACAAAAGCACGCCGAAGTCTTGGTATTGGGTACATTGGACTTGCACATTATTTAGCGAAAACAGGATACAAATATGATGAAAAAGGTGCTTGGGAAGCAGTAGATGAATTAACAGAACACTTTCAATATTATCTGTTGAAGGCAAGTAATAATCTTGCAAAAGAAAAAGGTAAATGTGAATATTATGACAGAACAAAATATTCTGATGGCGTCTTACCTATTGATACTTACAAAAAAGAGGTAGATGAGATTGTAAATCGTAAACTATCTTGTGATTGGGTATCACTTAGAAAAGATATAACTGAGCATGGTCTCCGACATAGCACTCTATCAGCTCAAATGCCATCAGAATCCTCTAGTGTGGTTTCAAATGCAACTAACGGCATTGAACCACCTAGAGACTTTTTATCTGTTAAGAAGTCTAAACAAGGACCTCTTAAACAAGTAGTGCCACAATACTTATCATTGAAAAGTAAATACACTTTACTATGGGGCATGGGTGGAAACACCGGATATATAAATATCGTTGCAGTAATGCAGAAGTACTTTGACCAGGCGATATCAGGCAACTGGTCATACAATCCAGAAGACTATGAGGAGAATCAAGTACCATTATCAGTAATGGCACAAGACCTTTTGACTACTTATAAACTAGGATGGAAAACATCTTACTATCAAAACACATATGATGGTAAGACAGATGAAGATGATAAACCTGATGTATTAGAGGATGATTCAACATACAAGGAAGAAGAACTAACAGAAGAGGAGTGTGAATCATGCACAATATAAAAAGTGTTTTTAATAAAGAAAAAGGATTAGACTTTACTAAACAACCAATGTTCTTTGGTAAAGATTTAGCAGTACAAAGATATGATACATTTAAGTATCCTATATTTGATAAACTTACACAACAACAATTAGGTTTCTTCTGGAGACCTGAAGAAGTATCTTTACAAAAAGATAGAAACGATTATCAGAATCTAAGAGATGAACATAAATTTATATTTACATCTAATCTAAAATATCAAACTATGTTAGATAGTGTACAAGGTCGTGGACCAGCACTTGCATTTTTACCTTTTTGTAGTTTACCTGAATTAGAATCATGTCTAATCACATGGGATTTTATGGAGACAATACACTCTAGGTCATACACATATATTATAAAGAACTTATATCCTAATCCTAATGAAGTATTTGACACTATAATAGAAGATGAAAAGATAGAACAAAGAGCAAAGTCAGTTACAAAAGCATATGATGACTTGATTGAAATAGGTTATAAAAAAATCATGGGCCAAGATATAAATGAATATGAACTTAAAAAGAAATTATGGCTTGCATTATGCACAGTAAATATTTTAGAAGGTTTAAGATTTTATGTATCATTCGCATGTAGTTTTGCATTTGGTGAACTAAAACAATTAGAAGGTTCTGCTAAGATTATATCTTTTATTGCAAGAGATGAATCACAACATCTAGCAATATCTCAAAAAATTATTAATAACTATCGTGAACATGAACAAGATAAAGTTATGTTACAAGTAATTAAAGATACTGAACAAGAAGTTTATGACATGTATGATAATGCAGTACAAGAAGAAAAGAATTGGGCAACATACTTATTAACAAAAGGTTCTATGATAGGATTGTCTGAAAAACTTTTACATAGATTTGTAGAACACATGGCAAATAGAAGAATGAGAACTATAGGTTTAGAACCTAAGTATGACCAAAAAACAAATCCATTACCATGGGTTAGTCATTGGTTAAACTCTAAAGGTTTACAAAATGCACCACAAGAAACTGAAATAGAAAGTTATGTTATTGGTGGTATTAAACAAGATGTAGAGAAGGACACATTTAGTAACTTTAAATTATGATTGAATATCAATATCTGAATATAGTATGTGATAATTGCGATACGCCGTATGAAATAAGGTGGGATGGTGAACATCCATCAGCACCTTTAACATGTCCATTTTGTGGACACGAATTAGAAGATGAGGCATTTATAGATGAAGAAGATAAAATCGATTGGGATTGATTACAGTTTAAATTCACCAGCAATCTGTATTGCAACCGGTGACCTATCATTTGAAAATTGTAAATTTTATTATGTATCATCTAAGAAAAAATACATAGGCAAGTTTGGTAAAAATATAATAGGTAGTGAATATAAAGAATGGACCGACCCCATTGTTAGATTTAATAATCTTGCTGAATGGGCATTAGTATCAATAAGAAGTTATGGTGATATGAACTTATTTGATGGTCATCAAACTGTACATATAGAAGGTTATTCATACGGTAGTAAGGGTCAGGCAGTATTTCAAATAGCAGAGAACTGTGGTATATTAAAGTCATACTTATTATCAAAAAAATTAAAATATGAAACTGTTGTACCTAGTATTGTTAAAAAGTTTGCAACAGACAAAGGCAATGCAAACAAAGAATTGATGTACGAACATTTTTGTAAAGATACAAAAACAGATTTAATGAAAACATTTGATATGCAAACACTATCTAATCCTATAACAGATATTGTGGATGCTTATTATATTGCAAAGTGTGGTTATGAAAATATTAAGAGCAAATAATACAGTACCAGGTCAAGTCTTTCAAGAAGGACCTAAATTAAAAACACAAATGTTTCCTGTGAAAGATATACTTATTACAGCACCTAGAAATTGGCTTGAAAATAAAATGAAACCATTTACAGAAAGTATTGAAAGTGTAGGTATGTTGTGGCCTGTTATATTAGTACACTTAGATGATTATTGGGAACCAATGAAATCTAAAAGATGGCCAAGACATAATTTAGAAGGTGATTTTGTAGAGGGTTATGGTGTGCATACAGGGAACAAAAGAGTTATTTGGGCACAAGAAAATAATTATGATTTGATAGAGGCATATGTTGTTACAAATAGAAATCAAAAAGACTATATAGTAACACATACATTTTTACCTAGAGGTCAATGGCCAGGGCAAGTGAGTAAATGAAT